ATGACTTCAAAACTGAAGCTGATAGACCATATGAGCAAGGAGACAAAACACTTGTATTGGACAATGTGGTAAGTATTTCCGCAGGTGATATTGTCACTATAGGTTCTGATTCCTGGCAAGTTAAAACTAAGACACCTTACTATGATGCGTGGAATCTACATATCAGGAGAGCTTAATGACCTCCTTTGATGTAGGAATACAAAACAGTCTAAAACGTATTGCTAAACAAAAAAGCAAGATGTTGACCACCGTCACCCAAGCTAAAAGAAACCTAGTAAGCGCCGCATTTCAGGATGTGGTTCGTTTAACTCCTCAGTTTTCAGGTAATCTAGCCTCAAACTGGAAGATTGAGGTTCATGGTGTTCCTTCCAGTTATAAGCGTATTTCTAATTACAGGGTTAGGGATTGGCGTAAAACACCAAAGCAATATAAGATGGGGGATGACCCTGCTGTAAGTAGGTCTAACAAAGAGCTGGCTAAACTTTCCACAATAAAATGGAATAGTCGTGTGTCTATTGTTAATAATACACCTTACGCACAGGAAATTCAGGATGCTCCTGGAAACGGAATAAAAATCAGACCAGTGAACCTGCTTGGCGGGGAGGTTGCAATGGCTAATTATGTTCGTATGAAATACAAAACTATGCGTATCTCAAAACTAATAAAGACGGTTTCATAAAATGGCTACTACACTAGAACAAGCAAGGCTTGCTTTGACTACAAAAGTTGAGACTATAAAGGCAGCGTGGTCTGATTATCCTTTGTTGGTTGAGTATTACAACACCAATGTAGTAAATACAGCAACACAGACTAAACCGTTTCTAAGGTTAAATATGACCTTGTTAGATGGATACCAGACAGACCTTGCTGCACAGCCAGGGCATCGAGTGCTAGGTGTGATAGCAGTAGAGGCTATGGTCAAAGAGGGGTCTGGAATGTCTCAGGCTAATAAATTAGTAGAGTTTTTCTATCCGAAGTTACATATGACTGATTCTATAACACCAATCAGAACATATGCAGCTAGTTTCGCTACCATTAAGCCTGTACAGGGTTGGGTCGGTCAAGGGGCCTACATCCCGTTCTGGTTCGATTCAAGACCTTGACATATTTATACTATGTATCACATGCTTTAAGTGTCTTATGTTATTCTACAGAAACTATTTATAAGGATTAGGTATGACACTTGCTTCCACTTCTCGCGTACAAGTACGCTATATCAAAGAAACAACACTAGGCACAACCCCAACTGTTGGTACGGCTAAAAATTTGCGTATTACAGGTGAGTCGCTAACTTTTGCCCTGACAAAAGAGACTTCTCAAGAATTGAATGCGTATCGGGCTGCTACTTCTGTTGTACCAACACAAGCTGAGGCTAGTGGTTCTCTGAATTTCGAGCTATCTTATGCTGAGTATGACCCGTTGCTGGAAGGTATTTTGCAGAATACCTTTACAGCTTTTGGTACTAATGGTGTAGGTACAGCATTTAATGCTACTTTTACAGCTACTACAATCACTGCTTCTGCTGCCACTACTGGTTCCTCTGCTTTCACCACCTTGAAAGCTGGTCAGTGGTTCACAGTACGAGATTCTAATACTGCCAATGATAACCGACTTTTCCGTGTTAGTAAAACTATAGCACCTACTAGCACCGTTATCACGCTTGACCCAGGCACTCCCGCAGCGGTTGGTACAGGTGCAGCAACTAAACTTCATGCTGCTCGACTCTCAAACGGTACATTGCAGCCTAGTTTCTCTATTGAACGGGAAGTTAACGATGTGGGTGAGTTCTTTGTCTATCGAGGTATGACACCAAGCTCAATGAGCCTGGAAATTGCATCTGGTGCTTTGACCACAGGTGAGTTTGCCTTTATGGGTACAGACTCTAACCAAGCTTCAACATCCTTTATGCCTGCTGGAGTACCTACAGCTTCTAAAGCCTATGACATTATGTCTGGTGTATCTGGTACTAGCTGTGCGCTTTGGGCTAAAGGTGCTCCGCTGACAGGTACTTTTGTGACTTCTTTGAGCATGAGCTACGACAATGCTTTGCGGGCACAAAATGCTATTTGTGCTTTGGGTGCGGTAGGTATTGGTAGCGGCACTATCGAGGCCACCTTCTCTATCGAAGCGTACTTTAGCAGCGGTGCTATGTTCTACCAAGAGTTCCGTAAAAACGAGAATATGGAAATCGCTTTTACAGCTTTTGATGGTAGTGGTAACGGGTATGTCTTTACACTACCAAAAGCGAACATTTCTTCTTACGATGCTCCTGCCAACGGGAAAGACGAAGACATGATGGTATCCCTGGAAGTGACTGCACTGCTTGACTTGGGCAACATTACTCCAGAACTGCGTAAGGTCATGTTTATTGACAGGTTGGGTGATGCAGTAGCACCATAAGAATAAATAACTTGAGTAAAAAAAGAGGGGATTAATTTCTCCTCTTTTTGTTGTTATAATTTAGGCGACATTAACAAGGAGATACTATGTCCGAAGGTATTGATATTTTTAACGAGTTCGCTGTAACTGATGATGCAATTTATGTCCCGTATGCCAATGGCACTGAATTTTTGATTGCACGGAGTGAGAATTCCAAATATAACAGCTTGGCTGCTCGTTTTTACAAGCAACACAAACGAACACTTGATGCTAATAACGCTGCTGCGGAAGCAAAAACTACTGAGATGATGATTTATCTGTACTCAGAAGCTATCCTGCTGGGTTGGAAAGGCGGTGTTAAGTACAAAGGCGAGACATTGGCTTACAGTAAGGAAAATGCTAAGAAGCTTCTGGCTTTGGAAGGTTTCCGAGACTGGGTAGCTACCCAAGCACGAGACACAGCAGCTTATAAACTTGTACAGGAGCAAGAAGCGGAAAAAAACTAGTAGATTTTCTTGAGTGGTCCCTTAATTGGGGAGACAAGGAGAAACAATTAGAGTTGATTGCTAGTGAGACTGGTATTACCCCTCCAGCCTTACTAAATAAACCGGAGTTAGATACAGCAGAGCAGTGGTTGTATTTACATTTCGTAGCTCTATCCAGAGATAGAAGACATTCTGAATCTGGACCCCTCCCAATTACCATTCGAGAAATATACACTTTTTGCCAAATCTATAATGAGCCATTTTTAGAAAGTAGTGTTAGGGCCATACAAACCCTTGATGACCACTATTTATTGAAGGCTCAAGAAAAGATAAAGAGGGCAACCTCTTCCAAGAAAGGTAAATAAAGTATAAAATCCCCATATATTTATGGGGATTTTTTCATGGCCGAAGGTATAGACTTACCAATTAATATGCCTGGGGTAGAGCAGGTTCAACAAGCTGTTGTAGCTTTTGATAAGCTGACTTCTACTTTAACTGCGGCTAGAGGCTCTGGTAAGGCTTTAGAAGAACTTCGTAAGTTGTTAGTCGGTCTAAAAGGGAAATCCTCTGCTTTGGATGATTTAAGCTCGTCTATTAAACAGATGAGTGAGGCTTCTGCGGCAATGAGCAGAAGTATGAAAACTGGGTTTTCAAATCTTAATTCAGTTATTCAAACCGAAATGTCAAAACTTGCTGCTACTATACAAGCTAATAGTAGCAATCTTGGTAATGTTATGGGCCAAGGTTTAGGCGCATCTGCTACAGCCAGTGTATCAACGGCTATGGATGGTGTGGAGCAGGTTGTCAAAGTCAGAGGACGAACTTTGTCAGCAAAGATGAGGGCTGAGGCTACAGCAGCTTATGAAGCATCTATATCCCAGTTCAGTAAGGCAGGCATCCGTATGCCTATACAGGATGTGATGGGGTTCAAGGATAAAGGAGCTAACCTTATACCTGAACATAAGAAACAACTTGCTGACTTTAAAAAGTTAAATGATGAAAAAGCTGCGGTTATTGCGGCTGGCAGTAAGAAAATTATTGATGCTGAGAAAGTTGCGGCTGCTACACTAATACAGCAAAAACAAAAAGCATTTGATGCGTTAGTGGCGCTTGAGAAACGACAGACAGATGCAAGATTAAGAAGCATTCAAAATTCTGTAGCAGTGGCACAAGCTAGCCCTGTTGGGGCATACATGCCTATCAATGCACAAGGAGTAACTTCTGGTAAGGTAGTGACTCCAAAACAACCAGCAGTGTCTCCAATCCCACCAAACTTTAACCCTATTGTTGATGATTCCATCAAGAAGACTAATATCTTCACGAAGGCACTCGGAGCTTTAGGCTTTGAAGCTAATAACACCCACTCCTTTATTCGCGGGCTTGCTTCTGGTTTTGGTGCATTGTGGTTAACTTGGGGTAAAGTAGGCCCCATGATGGCAGGTGCTGCTTCCAGTATGGCTGTGGTGAAGTCATTTAATGTCGGGTCTGAGTTTGAGTCCATGATTACAATGGCGGATAACATTGGCATGAGTACTGATGGAGCAGGCCAGAAGATTGTTAATTTCAGAAAAATCGCTGAAGCAGAGCTGCTAGCTCTGAATAAGGGGTCTGTGTATTCTCTTAATGAGTTAACACAAGCTTTTGTAGAGCTTGGTAGGGCAGGTTTAGATGGTGCTGCGGCTTTGGAGGTATTGAAACCTGCCTCAGACTTAGCTCTAGTAGGAGCCACTACACTTGAAAACGCCACTCATATGATTATGCAGACTAAGAATCTGTTTGATTTACAGTGGTCAGATGCTGGCACCATTGCAGCTAAATTAGAAAAAGCAGCTAATGCCTACCCTTTGAGTGTGAAAGATATAGGAGAGGCTCTCAATTACGCTACTGATGCAAATATCCGATTTGACCAATCTTTAGAAACTACATTGGTAGTATTAGGACAGCTATCTAAAGCAGGTATTTCAGGTACAAAAGCAGGGGTGGCATATAACAACTGGTTAATGGACTTGTACGGTCGTACTAATGCTTCTCGTAAGATGCTGAAAGGCCTAGAGAAACAAGCTCAGACCAATATCAAATTGTTTGATGACTTTGGTAAGCATAGAGATGCTATATCTGTGTGGGAGGACCTTGCAGCCGCAATCGAAAAAGTCCGGAAAACTAACCCAGCAGAAGCTGCTAAATTCCAGCAGGGTTTGATGACTGTTCGAGGTAATCGTGCATACTCTTCCATGAGTAAAACTGGAGCTGATGCAGCTAGAGCAGAACGTGAGAGATTACAGAGTGTAACCACAGGGGAGCTGCACTCTAAAGCACTTGAGCAGATGAAAACGGCTGAATCTTCTTTGAAGATATTTAAAAGTTTCCTAGAAAATATGTTGACTGAGGTCTTCCTATCTAATAGGGATAGGTTTATTGCTTTCTTCCAAGGATTGATTCAGATTATAGATTCACCTGCCTTCAAATCCGCAGTGATGTCTATGGTTTCTCTAACTATGACTCTTATTACAGGGTTAATGCAAGCTGTACCATATGTCCTGCAACTTGGAAAGGCATTACTTGTAGTGGGCACAGCTTTTGCTGTGTTTAAGGGGTTAACAGTTTTTGCAGGGGCAGTAGCATCTGTAGCTGCCTTGAATGTTTCAGTGTATGGACTTATCGGAGCAGTTGCAACAGCTAAAGGAGTTTTTGCTTCTTTCACCGCAACTTTGATGGCAAACCCATTTATAGCACTTGCCACAGCGATTACTGCTGTAGTTGCAGCTTTGTATATATACAGAAATGATATTAAACTATCTGAAAATAGTATAGCCTCACTCGGAGATTATTTCTCAGAGATGGGTAAGACTGCTTCGGGTGTGTTTGATATGATTATTGGTAAGTCGTCTGAGGCTGAAATCGCCCTAAACAATCTAAGCAATACAACTCAATCCTCTATAGTTGACCAATTAAGTTGGTGGGAAAAGCTGTTCATTTATATTGGATTCATGTTTGACGGGGTTGTAGGGATAGTAAAAGAAATAGGGAATGCTCTTGCGGCTGTAACTGCAATGGTAGATACAGCTGTTAAAGGGGTTGTGGAAACAGTTACGGGGTTTTTGAGTGCTACAGGCACTGCTATCCAACAAATTGCCTCTGGAGAATTTGCAGCCGCTGGTGCTACTATGTGGAATAGTCTTACTGACGGAGCAGCGAAAACTACAGAAAAGATAAAAGCTATTGCTTCAGGGTTGGGTCAGACTTTTGGACAAGAGTTTAAACGTCAAAATGATGCTGGCTCGGGGGCAACAGTAGCTAGTTGGAGTGAGAATGCTCGAACTATGCAAAGAGAATCTTCTCGCTTTGACCCAAGTACAGGGAAAACTGTGCCTGTCTCTGGGGCAGACGGAGAAACTGAACAAGCCAAACAAAAAGCTGACTTTCTAAGAGGTCTACAAGAACGGGCAACTGTACAAGAAAAACTAAACAATCAACAACTTTTACAAAGAGAACTTGCTTCTGGTACTTTAAAGCTGACCAAGGAAGAGTTAGCCCAAGCACAGAAATGGGCAGCCCAAGCAGACGCTAATGAAGCTAAAAAAACAGGAGCAAAGAAAGGCGCAGCAGAAAGAGCCACGGCTGAACAACGATACTTAGTCTCTTTGGACAATCAACTCAGCAAAGTACGAGAACTCTCTGCTCAAGAGAAGCTTATCAATGATATTAAAGAGCAGGGGCTGAAGTTTAGCCCTCAACAACTTGCTCAGGCTACAGAATTAGCCAAGAAGATTGATGACAGAGTTAGACAAGAACAAGAGATTAAAGATTTGTTGGAACAACAAACGGCTGAACGTGCTCGTCAGAAAGCTCAAGAGCAGTTTGAGTTTGATGTGAAAATGACAGATGCCACACTTGGCATGGGTCCTAAACAGGCAGAAGAATTTAAGCGTAGTGCTAAGGTTGGTTTCACTTTTGACCAAGCTAAGGCTGATGCTGAGTTGAAATATGAGCAGCAGCTATACCAACTACAGAAAGGCACACTTGACCTCCATGCTGGTGAAACACAAGCCCAAGCTTTAGAAAGGTTAACGTTTGCCCGTGCAGATGATCTGCGTGCAGCTCAGAACGCATACACACAAGCAATGCTGAATGAGCAAACATTGGCGGACCAACAACTTGCCAACGAACAGAATTGGATGGCTGGAGTTCAGTCTGCCTTAAGTAGCTACGCTAAACAAGCAAATGACTACTACACCCAAGTAGCTAACATTGCTGGTAATGCTTTGAACTCTCTACAAGAAAAACTTGTTGATTTCTTTAAAACAGGTACTTTTGATTTTAGAGGTTTGATACAGGGCATTGCTAGTGACATCATTAGCATGTTGGTTAAGATGGCTATTAATGCGTTGATTGTGCAGAAGATATTAGGTGCTGTTGGAGCTGCTAATCAAGCACAGTCTGCAATAGCTACTACCCAATCTGTTGTTGAGGGTAACTTAGTAACAGATGCTTGGGGGCCTGCAGCTGTGGCTGTCTCTTTAGCAACTATGGGTTCCAATGCTTTTGGAGCGACTGCAGGTATCATGGCTGCAGGGTTGGCTGGTATGATGTTTGGCTTTGCTTCTGGTGGTTACACAGGTCCAGGTGGTGTTTATCAACCAGCAGGTATTGTGCATAAAGGTGAAGGTGTACTATCACAACGAGACATGGCAGCTTTGGGTGGGCCAGACGCTTTTGAACGATTCCGAGCCAGTCTGCATACTGGATTTGCACTAGGCGGTGTTGGTGGAAGTACGCCAGCTCCTGTAATCAGAAACTATGGCAGTTCTTCTAAATCTGATACTGGCTTGACTGTAAACATTATTGAAGATGCAGGTAAAGCAGGGCAGGTGGAACGCAGAGAAACCGAACAAGGTGAGGATATTGATGTGTTTGTTGCTAATGCCATTTACCGAGGTGGACAAACTGCAACTGCATTAGAATCTACCTACGGTGTTAATAGAGTTGGACGATAAATGGCAATTACTACAAATATAAACTACCCTTCAGTATTTCCTAAACCTCAAAGAGAAGGGCATAGCTACCAACATACTCCTACATTTACTCGTACTGAGATGGATAGTGGACGGGCTAGACAACGCCGCAGATTCTCTAGCGTCCCAACCATAGCCACATTTAAGTTCATTATGACAACTGCTGAATTTTCAGCGTTTGAAGCCTGGTTTAGGGATTCACTTGGTGACGGGGTTAAGTGGTTCAACATGTCTGCATACACACCAATCGGTGTAGAAACACAAGTTGTTTGCCGCTTTATAGATATGTATTCTGATTTCGCAGCTTTGGGCGTTACACATTGGGAGTTTTCGGTTAAGTTAGAGTTTTTTGAAAGACCTCTTATGCCGCAGGGTTGGGGCCTGTTCCCTGAACTTGTAACAAGGTCGGATATTGTTGATATAGCTATGAATGAGAAATGGCCTGAAGCCTAGTATAATTACTTGTATGGCTATATCAACACTTTTACAGACTGTCTACTCTTCTGCGCCTCCAGAAGAGTTATTGCTTGAGACTATTGAAATCAATGTCCCAGGACTTGCACCGTTAAGGTATGTGGACGGGTTTGAGGATAAACAGCTAGCAGTATCTGGAAGTCTTGGCTCTTATAACTACCACTTGTTTAAAGCTTCTACCATCTCCATTGCTTTACCAACTTCTGGGTCAGGAGGTAATCAATCCTTACGGTTTGGTTTTGCTGGGGCGGCTGATATTGCTGAACCCTACATAAGAGCTGCTGTAGAAGGAGGCAGCCCTAGCACACTAGTTTATCGTCAGTATCTAGACAGCAATAAACAATCACCCTGCCGTACACCTTACACGATGACCATTATTGGGGGTCAAATAAAAGGTGGAGATGTAGTGTTTGAAGCAGCATATATGGATATGTTGAACCTTGCATGGCCTAGAGAACGGTACACAAGTGAAAATGCCCCTGGTGTGAGGTATATGTAATGCGACAAATTCAGGACTATATTGGATTGGAGTTACAAGAAGGAGGTAGAAAATATCCCAACTTTGATTGTTGGGGCTTGGTTGTAGATGCGGGTTATGAATTATTTGGTCTTGAGCTACCTCTATTTATTGATGATGTCCTAGCAAACAATCAGCGCTCACACGCACGGAATATAGAGATGTGTCTGGTTTCAGGGATATTTCAGGAGACTGTGAACTATGTTGAAGGGGATATTATATGTTGGTGGTATGGGAAACTACCAGTACATTGTGGACTCGTTGTTAATTATGAAGGCAGTTTAAAGATGTTACATGCCCACCATAGAGGGGTTTCTGTGTCATGTATAGAAGATAGAGATACAAATATACAGTGCAGGTTTTATAGAGTTTCCACAAAGAAGTAAAATGCGACAAATTCAGGACTATATTGGTACATCGTTTTGTGCGTCTGGAAGAGCTTATCCCAACTTTGATTGCTGGGGTTTGGCACGAGATGCTGCCCATAGTTTATTTGATTTGCCTTTACTCCCTTCTTTTGAATCTATCAACCCCTCCAGTAAACGCAGTTTGACACATGCAACAGAGTCATTGGTAGTAGATAACCTTATTAAAGTATCCTGCCCTGTAGCAGGAGCATTTGCAACAGGCTGGTTTAACGGTCTTTGTTTGCATGTAGGGATAGTAGTACAAGTAGATGGTCGTCTTTGGGTGTTGGATACAGAGGAAGGGTTTGGGGGAAGATTAAACACACTAGAGAAATTTGCACAACCTTATACAGAAGTGATTTATTATGTGGCAACTTGAAATCTACCCCTCTTTAATGGAAGGGGCTTATATCGAACACTACAAACGAAGTGGAACACTTGCTCAGTGGTTAAAAGAAGCCGATATTGAGTGGGAAAATCTTGAGCATCAACCTATTATTGTTACCGTTAATGGGGACCCATACCCACCTGCTAAATGGAAAAAACGAATTAAGTCAGGTTCTGTTGTAAAGATACGAGTCATACCTTTTGGGTTTATTGGTAAACTGATTGGTAAGATACTTAATTTCATTATGAAAATCTTTGGTGGTGGTAAGCCAAAGACTCAAACTAGGGTTGATACACCACAATCTAAATCCTTAGAGTCCGTAGAGGCTACAGGCAATACCCCAAAACTGGGCGAGGTTGTGCCAGAGATACTGGGTACATTTCGTAAATACCCAGACTATTTGGTTCAGCCTCATAGATATTATTTAGAGTCTAACCCACGTATCCAGATGCTGGAGTTTCATGCTTGTATTGGTCCTGGTGAATACACCATTCTGTCAGATGATGTAAAGTTGGGTAATACAGCTTTAAAAGATTTGGGCGATTCTCGTGCTGAATACACAATATATACACCTAATGCAGATTTAGAGGGTGTGAGTACCAATACTAATTGGTTCAATTCTCCTGAAGTAGGGGCCACGAGCAGTGGCTCTACAGGCATTGACCTGAATAGTGAGGTGTTGGATTTTAATAACGTCCAACCTCCAGACTATGCGTTTTCAGCAGGCAATACAATAACTCGCTCTAGTGGTACATGGCCTAACGGATGGGAAGTTGGTACTATTGTTAGAATTACTAAAAACAGTCAGTACACGGTTCAACACCGTGTAGTTGATAGTTTTGGTTATGTGGACAATTATACCGATGTTACAGGTGACTTCAAACACTTAAAAGAGTTAAGTTTTTGGTTAAATAATAAGGGTCAGCCTGAAAATTTACGGTTGAGCTGGACTTCTGCCCATTTTATACTGTATAAAACTGGAAGTAACAGAAGTGGTGTAAAACCTCCTGATGGCCCTTATAGCTTCGTGTGGATTAACCCATCGTTAGGTTTAGCTACTGTTACCTTTCGCGGTTTGTACGGTCAGCATAACACAACTATACCAATAGATTTTTTCGACCCGTGGGCTGGTTTTAAAATAACATCAAAAACACCTACACAAATAGTTGTAGAGAGATATTTGGCAGCGTCTTCAGATGTTTCCACATACAGTAATTTCACCCGTGATACCTCATTCCTTGGGTTTACACCAACAGCTTCTGTAGGGGGTGCTGTAACATTTTTAACTACTAGTGCTTTTGGGGCGAGGTCTGCAACTTTTGCTGCTACTCCTTCGGGGGAGGTAACTGATGAACTAGAGCTAGACTTCTTTTTCCCTTCTGGTCTATCATGGATAAATGACAGTGGGGCTGTGCTTACAGCAGGTGTAGTTGTTCAGGTTGTAGTAATTGATTTCCAAACAGGAGAAAGCAGAGAAATCGTCTACAGCTTCAGCAGTGCAACTGTAGACCAAATAGGTTATACCAAAACCATAAGGCTTGGTCCTACTTCTGACGGTTCAGACCTTGGTTTATTTGGCAGGGCAATTCAACCAATGGTTTCAGTAAGGCGAATCACGGCTGCTTCTACCTCTACGTCTGTAAATGACAAAGTGACATGGCAGGGGTTGAAATCTTTACTTCCTAATGTGAACAGATACCCTAATTGGACGACAATAGGGGTCGTGATACAGGGTGGAGGTAAAGTTAGTAACACATCTGAAAGCCAAATAAATGTGATTGCACAGCGCAAAATAGAGCCTTTGGGTGGAGTGGTTAAACGGGTTTCGAGTCGTATTGAAGATTATGTGCAATATATTGCTACTACAGCGGGATATACAGCAGACAGTCTCCACATTGAGGAACTTGCTAGGTTAGGGGCAATATGGGCTGCACGTGGAGACACAATTAATCACGTTTTTGATGAAACCACAGTAGAACAAGCACTCTCCACCACACTTGCCGTTGGGTTTGCGGATTTAACTGTTGAGAATGGCAAACTTAAACCTGTTAGGGACGAGGCACGGACTGTATTTGAACAAGCCTATAGTGCTCAAAATATGTTGCAAGGCGGTTTAGAGCGTCAGTTTAAGGCTCCGAGGCCAGATGATATTGATGGGGTAGAAGTGGATTACATGGATACTAATACATGGACCCGTAAGACAGTAGTATGTACCTTGCCCAACTCCCTTCGTATTAGGTTGAAAAAAGTAAAAATTGATGGTGTAACTGACCGTACTCGTGCATGGCGGCACGGTATGCGTCAATTGCTTATCTCAAAATATAGAACATGGTCTTACAGTTTCTCAACAGAATTAGATGCAATGTGTTCTAATTATTTAAGCTATGTGCCAATTTTTGATGAGATACCCTCGTACAGCCAGACTGCTTTAGTTACTGATGTACAACCAAGCGCATCTATACCAGGAGCCTTACAGGTTACGTTAACAGAAGATGTCAAGTGGGAGGACTATAACGCGAATGTGGTAATTATAGCTTTTAGAGATACCACAGGGGTATGTTCTGATTTCTCTTACTGTATTAAAACAGCCATACCGAACATTGTTGAAGTGCAAGCAATGACTAGCCCACTTCCTGCTTTTTTAACCAACCCCAGACGAATTAACCAAGGTGAACCTATCCACGCATTTATCGGTGTAACAAATAAAATTTGTCTGCCTTCCCTTATTACCGAAATTGCTCCAAACGGGTATAATCAGGTAAATGCAAAGGCCGTAAATTACGATGCCCGTGTTTACGAGAATGATGATAAAGAACCACCTCTAGGCGCATAGTATGACATATAACACCAATAACCCGTTAGGGTCTAATGACCCTAGAGATTTATCGGATAACGCCGAGAATCTAGACCGAGCAGCGAATAGTCAGGCGAGTCGAACATGGACAGACCGTTTTAACCGAAACCGTAGAACGTTTTACGGTTTCGAGCAGGATTTTAATGACTTCATTGCTGCGTCGGGCTTTGTGAATTTGGGCAGCTATATACCAGGCTTGGTGCTGAACAATTTCAACACCACCTTCACCAAGGGCGGACTTGCATACCGCGCAGCGCCTACGACCGTGCTGCCCTACACCACCACAGGCATTTGGGCAAGTGAGTCAAGCAAGTTCGTGATAGCAGGGGACTCTACACTGCGCCAAGATTTGGCAGTGTTTTCAGGGGCAGGTCTTATCGGTTTTCGGCGCTATCCGACGCTGCCCGCTACTACCGTGGACGCGGCTTTTAAAGCCAGCGGTGTTATCAGCGTGGTATCAGCAGGAGCAGTGGGCGATGGCGTGGCAGATGATACAGCCGCGATAGCTTTAGCTGAGGCAGCGGCTTTCGTATCAGGGGCGCAGTTACTTTTTCCAGCTGGCTATACCTTCACCTCCACCGCCTCAATTGAGCTGCGCGTGCCTCTAATGGGCGCGGGTGCAACACTGGTGGCAACGAATCCAGCGGAGCGCACAGACAGGATTCTTGGCGCTTTGCTGCGAATGACATCGCCGCTAGCATCTATCAATGGTCTGAAACTGGTGTGCAACCATAAAACGGCTGGCATTAGCGCAAAAAATACGCTAGCAGCCGTGGTAAAGGAAGTGCAGATTATTGACCCGATACTGGGCGGCTTGACTTTTGAAAATGTGACTATGGCAGCAGCCATTGGCAACACTGCAACCGATTGCAGGGCGATATTGACCGATTTGGATAGCGGGGATGGTTTCTTGGCGATTAACTGCAATATCGTCAATTTCCAAGGCAACCAAACGCACGGCTTCCAGCGGCTTGGCTGCGGCGTTAGGCAGTCAGTTAATGACAACTTCTTTGCCAATATATCTTCTGGAATTTCAACCGGCGCAAACTGGCCTTATCCAAGCCCGCCGCCGCAGTTGATAGCAGGGTTTTTAAACGATTCGTATGCCTCGTGCCAATTTGATGGCGTTGTCACTTCTGGATTTCAAACATCTATCGAGCCACCTACTTATATTAGCAGCTCCATAGTTTTTTATAACGCGGCTACTACATATCAGCCTGTTTTTGTCTTAAACGGCGTTCAGGTCGGTAAAAATTCATCTTCCTATAGCGCATATGGATTCATATCTTTAGGCACTACACATGAAGGCATTTTGAAATTAGAAAATGTCGATGTTTCAGGCAGCTCTAGAGGTATCATTTTAAACGGCGCAGCAAAATCCGCGTCATTAAATAATGTAGTTGGTAGGGATATGGAATATGCTTCAACTGCTGATTATTTGATTACAACCGGCATAGAAAGACTAAGCATTTCAGATGTTCATGATGTAAACCCCATCAGGGCAGGCGCTGGAGTAGGCGCGGCGTCTATCAATGTTGAGCAAAGTTCAAATTATAATTTTGTTATCAATAATATCAATGATGCAATATCTTGCTTGGTAGTTGGGGATTCGAGTTCTAAAACCTATATCAGCAACTGCACAGACCTGTTGCACATTGATGCGTCGTCCCCTATGCTGATTGGCGATATAAAAATAGTCAATTCGAGTATCAAATCTGGCGGAACTAATAGACAATTATTTGCAGCAGGCTCAAAAGTATCCATTGTTGGCTCTGATATTTTAAATTTTGAGAGCATGGGCGTTAATCAGCCTTTGCGTTTTATTACTAGTGCTTCATTTTATCGCAATTCGCCGATTCCTATCGGAAGTGATACTACGACAATTGGCTCTATAAACATCGTGCAGATGCTCGCAGGCAGCCCCATTGTTTTCGGTGGAACTTTTGCGGGTGGTTATAGGACTACCATCTCTGGCGTTAACATCGATATGGTTGACCCATCGGCAAACCCCATTGGCAGGACTGGCGCGAACTCACCATTCAGCTACATCATCAACGCCGTGCATTGGTCAGGTGGCTTGCCTGATGTGACCAACTTCAACCCAGCAAACGGCACAGCAAGCAGCAACCGCAAAGCGTTATAATTCTCAAAACAGAGTAAATGAAATGGAACAAAAAAGCGAAATTGCCCTAAAAATCGCAGAGGCCACAGCGACGGCGAAGGGCGGATTCTTTTCCACCATCATTGGCTCAGCGATGCTTTTCTTCAGCAATCTGACCGTCGCTGAAGCCGTAGGTTTGCTGATGGCGGCGGTGGGCATTGTGGTGCAGGTGCTCAACCAGTGGCGGGCTTGGCGTATGAGTAAAATCGAGGAGCGCACCGAAATTGCCAAGGCGCGTTACTATGAATCCAAAATCAAGCGTGAGATGGAAGGCGCAGCCTCTGTGTGGAGCGAGCTATGATTGAGCGCAAAGCAACTATTAGTCAAGATGTCACTGAAAGGTTCTGGCTAACAGCGTTGGATGTCACTGAAAGGTTCTGGCTAACAGCATTGGATGTACTAAGAAACAATGCTGCACAGGCCAGCAGCAATATCTTATTAGCTGCTTTGAAGCGACTATTAAAAAACATTAGCGCATTTCTTATACTTGGTCTAACCGTATATGCAATCGGAGGGTGGTCAGGACTTGCCACCCTCGCCAAAG